TATTATTGGTGGTGCATCTAAATTACTCAAAAACTTTGAAAGAAATTATAATCCGTATTTATTAGTCAGTTATGCCAATAGAAGATGGAGTCAAGGTAATTTATATGATAAACTTGGTTTTGAATTTTTAGATAATTCTGGGCCAAATTATTTCTATTTTAAAGGAGGTGATAATAGTAAGTTATTATCTCGTGAACAATTTCAAAAACATAAACTCAAAAATAAATTAGATTTATTTGATTCTGAATTAACTGAAACAGAGAATATGTTTGAAAACGGATATAGAAAAATTTATGATTGCGGTAATAAAATTTATATTAAAAAATATTAATTAAGAAACCGGTGTCAGAAATGGCTCCGGTTTTTTACATTATAAATATAATATGACCAGTCCTAATGTACAAATCCAACACATAGATAAAACTCATTACACAATTAAGCAATCAGATGAAATTGCTGCTTTTGTTGGTATTTTTGAAAAAGGTCCAATAGATACTCCAGTTTATATAACTAATCCAGATACTTTCAAATTTACGTTCGGTAGAGGAATTGATGATTTCAGAAGTGATTGGTTTCAAGTTTATAATTATCTTCAGTACTCATCAGGAATTTGGGTTGTAAGATCTGGTGGGACTGAAGACTAAATGCTTCTTTGGGAACTCCAGAATATTTTAATTCATTAGAAGAATTTGAAGATGCTTATGATACTTTACCTATTCATATTAATGGTTTTTCAGCATGGGCGAAATCTGCCGGAAGCATGGGAAACATTCTTAGCACTTCTTTGATAACAAAAACTGAATACGATTCAAATGTAATCATGGCACATGAATATTATGCTGATGATGTATTTGATTCATTTCAAGAAGGATATTATGGATTATGCATTTACAGAAACAAAAAACTAGTGGAAGTTCTATATCTAAACGGCTCTGATTTTGAAGCTTTAAAAGAAACTAGATATTTGTACACAAAAGTAAATCTAGGAAGCATAAGCACATTATATAGTGAATTTTCTGGTGGTATTGTGACATTCCCAAATTTAACTGAATGGACTGAATCATATAATATTTTGAATAACAAAGATTCCTACTCTTTAGATATTATTTTGGGAAATGAGTACGTCAATGAGTTATCGGTAGAATTGGTTGAGTCAAGACGTGATTGCATTGCATTTATAGGTTTACCAACAAGATTTATCCAAGTTCTTACAACACATACAGGTGATGTTGCTTATCCTCAGATTTATCTGGGTGATGTGTTAATTCACGAAGAATAAAATATATAAATAACTATAAATTACAATAAAAAGGAACGGAAATGTCATTTTATCAAGATTATAAGTTCACAGCATCCGGCACAGACCTAACATCCGTTGCTCAATTCGGAAGTGCTGCAATCGGCACTCAATTCACCAAAGTAACTGGTGAGATTTATGAAAAAACTGCTACAGGAATTTACAAAAAAGTAGGTGTTGAAGGAACTGGCGGTAATAGTGGAGGTTCCGATCCTGTATCTGGCTACTTCCCAACAGGGCTGAACGTCACGGAAAGATATGTCCCTTCTGATAATGCAGTTAATACGGGTTACACATATTCGGGTTCAGGCAGATGTTTGATTCTCGGTATCTATGCAGCTAATATTTCTGATTTAGCAGATCTTTCAATTAGTGCATGGTTCAGCGATAGCTCTGCTGTTGTTGATTACAATTTAGCTTATGAAATGCCTGTGCCAGTTGGTTCAACAGTTAATATTTTGAAAAATCCTAAAGTTCTAGAACCAAGCGATTTACTTAAACTTCAAACAGACTCTCCTGGGTATGTTGAATTCACAATCGTTGGTGTTGATTTAGATACTGGAACTGATCATTTTTCTGCAGCTGAAACCCTTTCAACTGTTAACTCATTCTCTTTAAGAACTGCTACGACGTTTGGCGATGTTATTGGTTCTATTCAAATCAGTAATGATGATGTTGAACCAGACGATGATAATGATGCGGTTCAAGTCTCTGTTTGGTGGGAAGATGCTTCTTCTAATGTAACAAGAATGCTTTACTCAGGTGATGTATATCCTGGGCAAACATTGGAAGTTATTGATGCACCAATGTTCTTGGTTTCAACAGCAATCATTAAAGCACAAGCAAATAAAGCAGACTGTGCAGATGTTATTATCGCTGGTTACAAGAAAACATCATAAAGGGAATTAAATATGAGTAATGAAATTAAGGGTCCATTAAACATAGACGAATATTCAGGTTATAGATCAGATGGTTTAATTCCTGACAACGAGATTAATTATCAAATTACAAATAGTGTTTTATTTGATGGAAGTACTGGATATTTAGAACGTATTTTTGGAACACCGACAAGCACAACGACTCAGACTATATCGTTTTGGATTAAGAGATCAGGTTTAACTTCTGATCAAGCTATATTTTCAGCAACAGTAAATTCCCAAAATTATCTTCATTCAGGAGATAGTTTAAGGCTAGCTGACGCTGGGTCAATGTTTACAAATCATTTACTCCGTGATACTACAGGCTGGATGCATATTTGTGTGGTTTATGATACATCTAACGGAACCGTTTCAGACAGAAGTACTTTATATTTCGACGGAGTTGAGGTAACAGATTTTTCAACAGAAACCAACCCCTCAGCATCCGAAGCATTAGTTTGGTTATCCGCAGTTACGCATAACATTGGTCGTACTCAACATACTGCTTCACAATATTTAGATGGTTATATATCTGAATTTATCTCAATTGACGGTCAAGCTTTAACTCCATCTGATTTCGGAACATGGGACCACACTGATTGGAAACCTAAAAAATACACCGGAACTTACGGTTCTAACGGTTTCTTACTTGAATTCAAAACTGTTTCTAATTTAGGTTTAGATACTTCAGGAAATAATAATCATTGGAATACTAACGGTGCAATCCAACAAACTTATGATTCACCAACTGATAATATTGCAACTTTAAATACTTTAAGCTTTGTGCCTCTAGGTGCTTCTACATTATCTGAAGGTAATTTAAGAATGACACAAGGTGCTTCATGGAGAGGACATTTATCTACTATAGGCGGCACAGGTCAAGGGAAATGGGGTTACCAATTTACTACCAATTCTAACATGTCGGGTTCAATTGATATGGGAGTTGGATTACAGGGTGATACCACAGATTGGCAGGGTTCGTATCAAGGAAATCTTACTTCGGTTGTTATACGGGGTAATGACGGTGCTGTGATGGTAAATAATGCTACATTATATAATCCGAGTGTAACACCTGTTATAGGTGATGTTTTTGAGATACTATGGGATGAAGATTCTGGTGATCTAATCGTGAATAAAAACGGTGAAGGTTATTATAGTGAATTCGGGGTTATGACAACTGGCGTTGGTTATTTACCCTATGGTAGTGTATATTCAAGTAGTATAACATTTGATTTTGGTCAAAATGGTTATGAGCCAAGTATTAATGATTATAAAACTCTAACGACTAAAAATATTTCCGGTACAGGTCAAATTGATGATATTTCTGCACATATGGAAACACTTCTTTATGCAGGAACGGGTGTTGCCCAGTCAATCGTTGGTACTGATTGGAAGGAAGGGGATGGTTCAGATTCTGCCCAGTTATTAATACTTAAAGATCGGGATGCGATTCACGACACAATACACTTTAATAATATTCTTGGACCATTAACAGAATTAAGTTCATCCACCACTAGTGAAGCTAGTACAAAGCTTGACACAGTACAGGCATTTAATTCAAATGGTTTTGATCTTGGTGTGGATGCGACTGGTCAAAACGTTAATTTTAACGGTAGTAATTTTGTAGCTTGGAGATTTAACCTCGGCAAACAAACAGATAAAACTGAACTTCTTGCTCACTTCGATGGAACGGACGCTCAAACAACATACACTTCCGAAGATTGGCAGCAACAAACTGGAACATTTGTTGGAACTGCTCAACTTGATACAGCACAAAAGAAATTTGGAACATCCTCTGCTTTATTCGATGGCAACTCGGATGAAGTAACTTTCCCCAGTAGTGTTACTTATGACATGGGTTTAAAAGATTTTACTATCGAAGCGTGGGTTAGATTCGCTGACAATACCGGTTTACAGGGTCTAGTTAGTAAATCTACTCCAACCACCAATCGTTCATGGGATTGGGTCCTAAATAGTGGACTTATGAGATTCCGTGTTTCATCTGATGGCACAAATACTACAACAACTGTTTCAGAAACATGGAATCCTGCTCAAGATACTTGGATTCATATTTGTGCTGAAAGACATGATGGAAATATTCACCTATATGCAGATGGTGTTGAATTAGGTACAGGAACTGCTGACACAACAGACATTTACACTGGTACTGCTCCTTTAAGAATTGGGCATGTAGATAGTAACTATCTTAATGGGTGGATGGATGATGTTAGAGTAACAGTTTGTAAAGCTGTTTATGGTGGAGCATTTACACCACCTACGGAAGCTCATCAAGAACCAGAATTTAATACTGATGGTTCAGTTAACACAAGAGTTTCAATTAACAAAACTTTAGGAATGAGTATTATTGAGTTTATTGGTTCGGGTGCTACTGATACATTTGGTCATGATGGTGACACAGTTCCGTTCATGTTCTCAGGTAAAGAAAGATCAGGAACAGGTAATTGGCAAACATACCATGAAGCTGCTTTTGATACAGGTGCTTTATATTTAAATTCTACTGCGATTGCCGCTGGTGGAACTACATGGTTAGATGGTAATAGACCAACTAATAAAGTTATCACAATTTATTCCGGTGCTTCCGATGTTAACACTGCTGGTCAAATGATAATCATGTACGTGTGGTTCGAAACACCTTATTGTAAACCATTGGATTATACAGGAAATGGTGCGGGGGATGGAACGTATGTTCACGTAGATCATGAACCAATTTGGACAATGATTAAACCATACTCTGGAGGAACTGGTAACTGGGGGGTTATTGATAACGTTCGATCACCTGATAACCCTGGTAATGATATTATATCAATGAACTTAGATGCTGTTGAAAATGTAGATCATACAGATGCGCTAGATATTCTAGGAAATGGTTTAAAAATGAGATCAAGTGGTAGTTATAATAATGCTTCATCTAGACCTTATTGTGGTGTTTCAATTGGTCAACCTAACAAGTTAAAACGAGCAAAATAATAGAAATAAATATAATAAATAGAATAAAGGAACAACGGAGTTTAACATGCAAGATGCACAAATAGTAAAAGGTAGAATCAAATCTATCAACAAAACGATTGAAACGCCTTATGGTGATCTTCCTGCTGTTTTGCTCAAAAATTTGAGTACTGATCAGAAGAAAATTTTTGGTGTTTATGAAATTCAAGATGAAATTTCTTATGATAAACGAACTCATGTTTCAACTGAAACAGTAACCGAATTTGATAAGTTGAATGATAAAATAGCTAAAACCTCAACAGTAACTAAAAAATCAGTTTCAAATTTGAGACTAGAAGTTCTTGATACTTCAATCGAAGGTGAAGAATCTGGTGTTATTTGGACTGCGACAGAAAAATACAGAAAATCATCTTTTGTTGTAACTATCCCTTCAGGAACTTACATCGTTGGACATAACGAAGGTTCAACAATTGAACTTCTTGCTAATTATGCTTTAGTTCTTGGTATTGAATTCCCAAAAGATGAAAATGGTAATGATTTAGATCATTATCCTCAACAAGTTTTGAATATTTCAGACCCAGCTAATCCAGTTCAGAATATCTTAGAACTCGAAGCTTCTGATATTACAATGATGAAAGTTAATTATAATACTTTCCAATCTGGTATTGATACTGCATTTGGTGATTTTGAATCAGCAATTGGAACAACAGCTTTTAATGACATTTGGCCTTTGGTTGATGCTTATGATAATACCTTACCTGAAAACGGTGATAAATACCTAGAATCATTAAATTCAGAGGAATAACTTACATGATCGTTAAACAACCAAGAGATACAATTGATCTTTACAAAGCAAGATTACTAGACGAACAGACACATAACATAGACTTTCAGGTTGAATATGGTGCTTTATTTGATGGAAGTACTGGATACTTAAATCAATTGTTTAACACAGGTGATTTTACTCAATTTAGTATCAAAATAATGGCTAAAAGATGTTCAAGTGGTGTTATTCAACATTTAACAAGTACTGCATCATCTAGTGGGTGGTTTGATAAAATAAGTTTTGAGTCAGATGATTCTTTGGTAGTAGAATTTAGAAATTCTAGTTCAACTGGCCGCCAAGCCTATCTTGTTACTTCAAATCTTTTTCGTGATTATAGTAGTTGGATTGATATTTTAGTTGTTTGGGATTCGCCTAATGTTACTGAATCAGAAAGACTTAGATTATATATTAATGGTATAAGGGTCACTGATTTTAGTACAGAAACTTATCCACTAGTTGATGCCGTCACTTATGGTATGAACCATCCAGAAGAACATTATATAGGTGCTCGTTCAACAGGAGCTAATGTTTTTGATGGTTATATGTCCGAATGTCATTTTATTGATGGTCAAGCATTAACTGCTGATGACTTCGGTGTTTTTGATATGCTTGAATGGAAACCTAAAAAATATACTGGAACTTACGGAACTAATGGTTTCTACCTGAACTTCTCAGATGCTTCAAATTTAGGTTTAGATACTTCAGGAAATGCAAATAATTGGACTGAAAATGGAACTATGGAGCAAGTACAAGATACACCAACACATAATTTACCAGTTTTAAATCCTTTAGATTATGATGGTAATCCAACTACATCAGATGGTAATAGACAAATTTCTATCACTACAAGTTCAAGTATTGAAGGTTTAGAATGTACCTTATTGGTTGATGCTAATGACTCGGTTGGATATTACTATGAAGTTGAAATTATAACTAACACGGGAAATGGGCCATGGTTTGGTTTAGTTCATGTTGATGAAAGGTCTACATCCTTACGTGCTGGTGATGGACCAATAGATGCAGGTTGTAGTTATAGATCATCAGGAGATATTTTACCAAGACAAAATGGTGTAGATGGTGTTTTTGTAAATAGTTCACCAGCAGCTAACGGTGATATTGCTAATATTGCTTTCAAAGATGGTAAAATTTGGTTCGGTTTAAATGGTGAATGGCTAACAGTTACAGGCGATGCTCCAAATCCAGAATTAGGAACAGGTGCTAGTTATTCTAATCTTGTCGGTAATTATTTACTTTCTAATATTAACACTGGTACTTCAACTGTTGTTAGTAAAATGAGATTCGGTAAAAATGACTGGTCTTATACTGCACCTAACGGCTTTAAAGAAATTACTTCATCAAACGCATCCAAAAAAGCTATTGATCCCGATTTATCACAACATTTTGAAACACTTCTATGGACAGGTAACGGTACTTCACAAACTATTACTGGTACAGACTGGAAAGAAAAAGATGGTTCTGATAGTGCTCAGTTAGTTTGGATTAAGAACAGAGACACTACTTCGACTCCTCACATGCTATATGACACGACTCGTGGTGCTTTCATGGATATAAACAGTGATGATACTTCAGTGGATACTTATTCAGCAGCAGGATTAAGTTTGTTCAACAGCGATGGATTCGATATTGGAAGTAACGCGAATATCAATTTAAATACTGATAAAATAGTTGGTTGGAGATTCCGCGCTGGTCATAAAACAGACATGGTTGAATTTCTTGCTCACTTCAATGGAAATGATGCTAGTACTAATTATGTTTCTGAAGATTGGCAACAACAAGTTGCTACATTTGGTGCAGATGCTCAACTTGATAGTGCTCAATCTAAATTCGGCACAAGTTCATTATATTTAGATGGAACTGGTGATTATATTACTTTTCCGAGTTCTCTTGCCTACGATATTGGTCAAAAAGACTTTACTATGGAGTGTTGGATTAGATATGAAGTAGTTGGTAGTTCTGCAATGATTAGTAAGTGGCATACCACAGGTAATCAGAGAACATTTCAATTAGATTATGATGGTTCTGGTAATATGAGACTTAGAATATCAACTAATGGTACAGACGAAGTCACCGCCGCCTCAGAAAGTTGGACACCAGTTGCTGATACTTGGTATCATGTTGCTGCTGAACGTGTAAATGGTTCGATTTATCTTTATGTTGATGGAACTATGTTGGGTTCAGGAACAGCTAACACGAGTGATTTTTATACCAGCACAAGTAAAATACAGGTTGGTGGTCAAGGTGAAGGAAGTAGTGTTCTTCAAGGTTGGATTGATGAACCTAGAATTATAGTTGGTGAAGGTGTTTACGGTGGTTCATCATTTACTCCTGAAACAACTGCTTATGAAAATCCTAAATTTAACACTGAAGGAACTTTAAATTCTAAAGTTTCAGTGAATAATGATCTTGGGTTTAGTATTGTTAAAGCAATTGGTAATGTCACTGCTGGTGAAACAGTTGGTCACGGTCTTTCAGAAGCACCAACAATGATCATTGCTAAAGAACTTGGTTTCACAAGTAACTGGGTTGTTTATCATAAAGCATTAGGTGCTGAAAACTGGATGCGTTTAAATGATACCACTGAATCTCAAGCTAAACTTTCTAATTGGAATGATACAGAACCTACCAAAACTGTAATCACTCTTGGAACAGTAAATAACACCAATTCAACAACTGGAATGATTTACTACTGTTTCACTGATTCGCAATTTATTGATGTTGGTTCTTATAGTGGTAATAATTCATCTGATGGCCCAGTTATTCATACAAATGGCGAACCAAATTGGTTTATGGTTAAGAGAAGTATCACAGCGGGTGGAAACTGGGGAATAATGGATAATGTTCGTGAAACAACGAATCCAAATGATGAAGTTCTAAGAGCAGATTTGCCAAATGTTACACTTACTGGATCTGCAAATGATTTAAATTCTAATGTTTTAAAGGTTAGAAACGTAAATGGAATTTGGAATACAAGTGGTACGAATAATTATGTTTATATATCCGTTAATAAACCAAAATTACTTTAAGGAAACTAAGGAAAAACAATGAAATATTTATCAATTCAATTCATAAATCAAGCTACTGGGAGACTTCCTAGAGCTTCAATAAATAACATTAATCTTGGTCTTCCCAATATTGCAGGCCTTGATTTAATCTGCTTGTACGAAAGTGGGAAAATGCTTGCTACATGTCCCGTTGAATCAGTTTTACCTAATACAAAAGCTGTTCAAGAAATTACAGAAGGTAAGTTCACAGAGATTGCTTCAAGCACATTCGCTAATCTTCAACTTCAAAATATGAAAGATGCTTATGATATTTGTCAAGAAAAAATCAACGATATTACAGATTGGTATCACCCAATTGAAATTTCAGAATCGGTTCTAAGAGATGATACTGGTCAAATCCAAGCTGCTATTGATGCCAGTGATGAAACTGATGCAAGAGCTGCTGCTCCTCTTTTGATTATTGAATCTGATGTTCGTGGAATTACTGTTCAAGCTTTAGCTAATCTAATTAAAGATAAACGTGATGCTTTCAGAAATGCAAAAGATGTTCTTACAGGTACACGTGGTAAAATCGTAGATGAAATCCAAACAATCGCTTTTGATATAAATAATATAAAAGAGTCCTTCAAAAGCTTGAATGTAATTGATTCAGATTTATGGAAGGATTTATAAAATCTGAAGGAACAATATCAGTATGACTATTCAACGAAAACCTCTTGACTTAAAGCAATTTACTGAAAATAGAATAAACGGAAATCAACCATATGAGAAAGCTGGTTATGTTCCTCAATTCCAAGCATTATTCGATGGAAGTACAGGATACTTAGATAGAACTTTTGGTATACCGCATACTCAAAATGTGTTCTCATTTTCAATATGGTTAAAACGGAATAAATTAGAAGCAAATCAAGTTATTTTTGGAATTGCTGCTGGTTCAGAAGTATTTTATTATACTAATAGTGATTTTTTGCGGTGGTATGACGCTGGTACGGTATTTGACACACCTGGTGTTTATCGTGATGTGAATGGTTGGTATCATTTACTTTTAACTTCCGATGGAACCGATGTTACTGCTTATGTAAACGGTGTACAAGTTGATACAGCAGCTAATAATCCTACACTTATAAATTCAGCAACATCACATTTCATCGGCAAAGATAATACTGCTACATATCTAGATGCTTATTATGCTGACATTCATTTTATTGATGGCCAAGCACTTTTGCCAACTGATTTTGGTGAATTTACTACTAATGACGGTTGGATGCCAAATAAGTACGAGGGTACTTATGGAACAAACGGCTTCTATCTAGATTTCAGTAATAGTTCTAACTTGGGTGAAGATTCATCAGGAAATAATAATGATTGGACAGTAAACGGAACTGTAACACAAATTGTTAATCCCATTAGTGTAAATGATGCTATTTGGAATATTCTTGATCAACATGCATCCAATAACAACACATTTGAAAATGAATTTACTAAAATTATTAGTGGTGCTGGTTGGACCAATGGGATACGCGCTTTGGCCGTGATTCCCTATAATACTCCGATTTATTGGGAATATAGAGTTGCATCAACAGCTACAGCATCTAATCAATTTGTTGTTGGAATGGCAAATAGTGAATGGACATTGGTTCGTGGTCACAACGGCGCACCTTATAATGATAATGTATATACTATTTACAGTGGTTCGAGTTCAACAACGGGGTATCTTGTAAACGATACTGTAGATCAAGCAACAAGTACAACTATTGTAGCTGATGATATTATTCAATTCTTTCGTGATGGAGATAATTTTTGGATTGGTATCAACAATGTTTGGCATGATGGTGCTGGGGATGCTGGTGCTAATCCATCAGCAAGAACAGACCCATCTATGACTATATCAAATTCGGCTAATTTAAAGCTTATGCCTATGGCCAGTCAAATTGTACAAACAGGAACTTTTTATTTTAAAAGAGAAGAATGGATGTATTCCCCACCAACAGGAGGCAAAGAACTATCAAAAGATAATTCCTATCAGGTATTTGATAATGATCTTACACCTCATTGGAATACGGTTCTTTATACTGGAACTGGTGCTAATGCTAATACTGTTACAGGAGTTGGTTTTCAACCTGATTTTGTTTGGATTAAAGATCGTGATAATATTAGTGATCATAATTTATTTGACAGTAATAGAGGAGTATCAAAACTAATACGACCTAATGATGTAAATATAGAAAATACTTATACGGACACATTAGTCTCATTTGATTCCGACGGGTTTACCCTAAATGATGATGCAACTCAGGTTAACGCTGTTAACGCATTAAATGATGTGTATGTAGCATGGTGTGCCTCACTCCCCAACGAAAAAACAAGTGGATGGTCTGGTTCTCCAACAGTTACTCCAAACAAAGAGATTTATAATGAAACTCTGGGAATGAGTATTATAAATTACACTCCGGGGGTAAGCCCAAGCATAGGAGATACTATCCCTTGTGAACTTGCTAATCTTTTAGGCAAGGCCCCATTCATGCTTATCTTTAAAGTGGTGGGCGCTAGTGGGGGTTGGTATGTTTACCATGAAGCCGTAGGCCCAACAAAGAATTTACAGTTAGATACAACCGCTACTGAAAATACCACCATTAATTTTATGAATGATACCGCTCCTACTAATCAGCTGATTACATTGGGAGCGACAAGTGGTTGGAATAATACAGCGTCAACCGAGCATCAGGTAATCGCATTTTTTGAAACTGATTTCTGTAAGCCTATTAAATACACTGGTAACGGTAATGCTGATGGTTCATTTGTTAACCTTGGGATAAGTCCTGAGTGGTCTTTACATAAAAGAACGAATGTAGCAGCGTCGTGGATCATACATGACAATGTGAGAAATACAATTAATCCACATTCGGCTAAACTTGAGGCAAATAACACCTCCGTTGACGTTGATATTGATATAGATTATATATCTAATGGCATTAAACAGCGAGTCGCAAATGCTGATTGGAACGCTTCTGGAGGTACTTTCATCGGCATAGCAATCGGAACACCAACTCATAAACACCAACTCACATTAGGAAGATAATATGTATATTCAAAATGATCTTTTAACCGATGTTAATCATGATTTTAAGACAAATAAATCTAGCTCAGGCAAGAATATTTGTGATTTTTTGATCATTCATTATACGGGTTCTTACGAAGGCGTTCGCGGTGATATTAATCAATGTGTTAATCTTAATATTAAAGTCTCGTGGCATTTGACAATTGACAGAAAAGGTCAAGTTTATCAACATGCTGATTTTAGAAAAATTACATGGCACGCTGGTAAATCTTTCTGGAAATCAAGAGTTACTGATAAAGAATACGAGAATTTAAATAAATATTCTATCGGAATTGAACTTGATAATGCAGGTAAATTAACTCAGATTTCCGATAATAAATTTAAGACTGATTATGGTCAAAAATTAACTAAAGACCAAGTTTACAAAGATGATAATGGTAATTTCTGGGAGAAATATTCGATTCCTCAATTAGAGTCATTATATGAAGTTTCAAAAATTATTGTTAAAAAATATAAAACTGTTGAAATCCTTGGTCATGAAGATATAGCACCGTTAAGAAAAACAGACCCAGGCCCTGCATTTGATATGGAAATTTTAAGGAGCATATGTGGAAAATGAGCCAAAGCACGTATAAAGAAAATAGAGATAGCATAAAATCAGGCGATGTTCTAGCATGGACTCATAAAGGTATCAAATCATGGTCTGATTTTGAGATTTGGATTGTTCGTTTAGCACAACGATCAGAATATTCTCACGTTGGAGTAGCTTGGTGTATCGGTGAACGCAAATTTGTTCTTGAGGCAGTTGCTTCTGGAATTAGAATTTATCCTTTGAGTAAAAAACTTCCTTGCTATCACATTCCAATGGACATAGATTGGAATAAAGATGTTGAAGATTATGCTTTATCAATCGTTGGTGAACCATATTCAAAATGGGAAGCGATTAAAGGATTTTTAACTGGTAAAACCACTAAAGGTGATGCTAAATGGCAATGTGCTGAATATACAAAAGGTATTTTGTTAAAGTCTGGTCAGCAAACATCTGGTGACACAACACCATCAGCTCTAGTAGAAGATCTATTAAATCGTGGAAAAAAGATATCTAAACTGTTTTAATTTAATGTGAATATGTTATAATATCATCAAAGGAAATAATGATGATTAAAGCTATTCTAGCCATTGATGAAAACAATGCAATAGGTAATAAGAACCAATTACCCTGGCCATATATCTCCGAAGATATGAAATACTTTTCAAAACACACGACTGATTCAGTTGTGGTTATGGGTTCAGAAACTTTCAAAAGTTTAGGTCGGATTAATCTCAAGAACAGATTTAATATTGTTCTAACTTCAAAAATTTTTGATTACCCAGATGCCCACCAACCGACTTGTGTCATGGATTTAGAAGAATATCTTGAGACTTTAGACGAAATATAT